GCTTGCTCGCACACTGGTGCCGGGAGTTGGCCTGCCGCCAACAGTACCTGGTTTGCCGACCTCAACATTGTCCTGGTCCCGGACAATGACGCACCAGGTTACCGCTACGCCTCGCTGGTGGCGTCAGCACTGCTGCCTATTGCCAAGAGCATTAGGCTCCTGGCGTTACCTGTTGGGCATACTGAGGATGCGTTTGAGTGGGTGGCGGCTGGTGGTGACAAGGCTCAACTGATGACGCTGTGCAAGGGGCTGCAGCCAGTGCTGGATGCCGAGTCCATTGTCTATCTTCCACCAGCAGCGGAAGACTCGGAGCCAGAGTCTGAGGAATTCACGCCAGAGCCAGCGTTAGAGCTGGTGCCCGAGGAAAGCAAGATCAGGATTGAGCCTTGGGACACCATCGAAGATGAGCCTGTGGAGTGGCTGATTCAAGACGTACTGCCTCGAAAGGGATTCAGCGCCTTGTTTGGTCCACCAGGCAGCTTCAAGTCATTTTTGGCATTGGACATTGCTCACTCGGTGGCTACGGGTACAGCTTGGATGGGCAAGGAAGTGTCTGTGCCTGGCGCAGTGCTTTACATATGCGGTGAGGGTCATGGTGGTGTTGGAGCCAGGATAAGAGCCTGCCGCCTGCATCACAGGACAGCGCCTGGTGCCAAGGTCTTTGTCATCAGGCATCAGTTGAACCTTCGCAGCTCTAAAGAGGACATTCAGCAGTTGCACCTGGCTATCACCAACCTGGTTCAGCGGGAGGAGATCAGGTTTGAGTTGGTCATTGTGGACACTCTGGCTAGAGCGTTTGGCGGTGGAAATGAGAATGACAGCTCAGATATGGGAGCCTTCATTGCCTCTTTGTCAAAGATTCAGCGGCTGCTGGATTGTGCATTGCAGATAGTCCACCACGTTGGAAAAGATATAACTAAGGGTCTGCGTGGACATAGTTCATTGCTTGGTGCATTGGACACTGAGTTGGAGTTACAGCGCCTGGATGGAGCGTTACAAGATAATCAATATGCTGGGTCAGGCAATATAACTATCACCAAACAAAAGGATGGAAGTGACGGTGCAAAGTATGGGTTTCGCATGGTCAAAGTTAATCTAGATAATGGTAGGTTAGGCTTTGATAATACTCAGAGTTTGGCGGTTGAGGCAGCGGAAATCGTTGTCAATACCCAGCAAGTTGGCCTCAATAGGACGGGCCAGGGCAAGCACCAGAGCAAGGCGATGACCGCTTTTGTCGAGTCTTTGAGGGAAACTGACCGCATCCAGACCACCAAGTTCGGCTCAAAGAGGGTGGCTTTAGTGTCGTTGTGGCGTGAAAAAGTCTGGCGAGGATTGGGAAAGACAGGCGAAATCAAGTCTCAGGATGGCGATTTCAAGCCGATTTGGAGAGCAGCAACAGGGTTGGAAGGTGTGACGCTGGATGGTGATTTTGCCTTCTTCACCACCAGAAATGACGAAAAGGAGCACTTTTAGGGCAAAAAGAACAAATGGTACAAATCGTACAAATGGTAGACGATTTGTTCGGCAAAAAGCAGTACAAATGGGGTCAAGGGTATAACACTTGACCATTTGTAATGTTCGGGTCAACTTTTACAAATGGGGCAGTACAAATGGCAAAAGCACAATTGGTGGATGAAGGCTCTAGTTTCATGCTAGATGAGTTCAAGGTGAAAGCTGAGTCCTTGGTGGCTAGGCTTGAACGGGTCAAGCAAGAGCATGATGCTAGGTGGGGAACGAAGCGCATTGAGATGTTGGTGGATGCCAGCTTGCGTCTGAAGCTGACCCAGCAGTTGGAGAGGGTCTACAGTGCCCAGCAGGACAGGGACATTGAACGGATGGAGAAGGCTGTAGCGGGAATGATTAAAGGCTATGGTGTACTTGACGCTTGGGCTGAAGATAATAATATTGAGCAGAAGCCAGAGATCAATGCGGTTGAGTGGGTGATGCAAGACAAGAGCATTATGGTAGTGGTGCAAACTCACAACGATGCAATATATTATCAACAGTTCAGACCCGAGTTAAGCAATAGGCATATCTGGTCGATGGAGGAGTTAGAGTTATTATTGGAGTCGGATGTCATCAAGGATATTATGAAGGCCAAGGCGTTACTACCAGGTACAAGGATGACCAGGATTGCGCCTGGTGGTGGTGCCACAGGCTTTGATGACCTTCCAGATTGCGACATTGATCTTAGCGGTGATCTAGCCAACCCACTGTTCAACTTCCAGCACGCCAAGATGATGAAGGCTCCAACAAGCCGATAAAATGGACTCAGGTGGCGCTACAAGGGCAATGTGAGCCTGGTGGTGCTTGGTGCAGGTTAAAACGATTGTGGAGCGTTCTGATGCCGGGTAACCCGAAAGTACGACAAGACGTTGCGCTGCTGGAGGACATTGACAGCGAGATCGTCCTGTCCATGTTTGAGGTGGGCAAGTCCAAGGCCGACATCTGCCGTGAGCTGGGTATCGGAAGGCGTGGATTGGACAAGTGGATAGACGAGAATGACTACGAGCCTATAATTACGCGCGCGCGGGTGGAGGCGGCAAGTTTCCTCGCAGCTCAGACATTGGACATTGCGGACGCCATCGAGGACGACAATCCAAGCAAGCCGATGCACCGCATCCGCACCAGGCAGTGGCTCGCAGAGAGGTGGGACGCGAAGACGTATGGCGCAAAGCAGGCAGCGGTGACGGTCAACATCGGCAACCTGCGCCTCGATGCGCTGCGCCAGCTCGAGGTGGTCGAGGACTTATCCACAGGCGAAACACCCTCTTCCTGACAGTGTCCTGTGGATAACTACACCTTTTGACAAAAACGCTTGTATAGGCTGTGGATAAGCCATTTGCTTGTTAACATAATGGTCGTTGTATTAAGCATTCGGTGCATAACTGCCACTTTGTACGCTTTTGGTGGCAGTGCAGCCGCCTGGCGTCCGGTGCCTGGTGCCAGCCGCCTGGCGCAGGCCAGCCGCCGCCTGCAGCCGCCAGCCGCGCCGACCCCCCCGCCGACCCCCCCCGTCCCAGCGTCTGGCGGGGGGCGGCAGTTGCAGCACCAAACACCTAGCGAAAAAAATAAAACGTAATGCACCACACGCAACCCGCCACACGCCACACGCCAAGCACCACACGCCAAGCCCCCCCCCGCCACCCACCAAACGCAACCCGTTTCCCAAAAAAAATAAAAAATGCATAATGTGAAATATGACTGACGCTAACCCGTTCCTCGCCTTTGCCAAGCTGTACCGCAGCAATCCGGTGCTGTTTGTCAAAGAGGTGCTTGGCGTTAAGCCTGACCCCTGGCAAGAGGAGTTTCTGAATCACATTGCGGCGAACAACAGGCGCATCAGCGTCAGGTCCGGTCACGGTGTTGGCAAAAGTACAGCGGCAAGCTGGGCCATCATCTGGTATCTGCTGTTGCGGTTTCCAGTCAAGATTGTGGTCACAGCGCCTACCTCAAGCCAGCTATACGATGCCCTGTTCGCTGAGTTGAAGCGCTGGGTGAAGGCGCTGCCGCCGACACTCCAGGAGCAGCTTGAGGTGAAGCAAGACCGCATTGAGGTGAAGGAGGCACCCACCGAGGCGTTCATCAGCGCCAGGACCAGCCGAGCAGAGCAACCCGAGGCACTGCAGGGGGTACACTCAGAGAATGTGATGCTGGTGGCTGACGAGGCCAGCGGTATCCCAGAGCAGGTATTTGAGGCTGCAGCAGGCAGTATGTCGGGCCACAAGGCTGTAACTTTGTTACTGGGTAACCCGGTACGCAGCAGCGGTTTCTTCTACGACACCCACAACAGGCTGCGAGATGACTGGGTGACGATGAAGGTAAGCTGCGCCGACAGCCCCAGGGTGAGTGATGCTTATATGGAGGAGATGAAGGCCAGGTACGGCGAGGAGTCCAACGCCTACCGGATCAGGGTGCTGGGTGAGTTTCCGCGCAGCGATGACGACACCGTGATACCGATGGAGTTGCTGGAGGCGGCTATCAACAGGGACGTTGCCATGAGTCCCATTGCCCAGGTGGTATGGGGTCTGGACGTTGCGAGGTTCGGGAGTGACAGATCAGCACTGTGCAAGCGCCAGGGGAATGTGATTACTGAGCTGAAGACTTGGAAGAACCTGGACCTGATGCAACTCACTGGTGCCGTGATGGCAGAGTACCAAGCGCTGCATCCGAGCCAGCGTCCTCATGAGATTATGGTGGATAGTATTGGGTTGGGTGCTGGGGTGGTGGACAGGCTGCGAGAGTTGAAGTTACCAGCCATTGGCATCAATGTGGCAGAATCCCCGGCATTGGGGAGTACGTATCGGAATCTGAAGGCTGAGCTGTGGCACAAGGCCAAGGCTTGGCTGGAGAAGCGAGACTGCAAGATTCCCAAGGATGAGGGTTTAATTGCTGAACTGGCGACAGTGAGGTACTTCTTCACCAGCAGCGGGAAGATTCAGATTGAGGGTAAGGACGAGATTCGCAAGCGTGGCCTGGCGTCACCTGATAAGGCTGACGCATTCTGTTTGACGTTTGCTTCTGATGCCGGGACTGCCATGTATGGCAGCTTTGGCGGCAGCAAGTGGGGGCAGGGGATTAGACGTAACCTAACGAGGGCAGCATGAAACTTACAGCAGCAACAAAGAAAATTGCAAAGGTCATGGGTGAATTTAAAGACAAGAAGCTGATGAGCAGCTCCGGTCAGAAGGTGAAGACCCGTGACCAGGCCGTTGCCATTGCAATGTCCGAGGCGCAGAAGATGAAGAAGAAGGGCATGAAATGAGAACCATACCCGACAACATGAAACACGCCGTGATGATTATCATGGGCGGCAAAGAGCCTGGTGATTCATGCCCAGAGGCCACCCAAGATGTGACGCTGAATCTGAAGAATCGGGAGAAGGCGATTACCAAGGCGGCATACGGTCCCGAGAATCCCAAACTGCCCAATACCGAGTTTTGGATGCGGAAGGCACAAAAATGGGATGTCAGCGCCAAGGATGCTAAGCAGAGCAGATGCGGTAACTGCTCTGCGTTTAACCAATCAGATGAGATTGAATCCTGCATTGCTGAGGGCATTGGTGATGAGGGTGACCCCTGGGCGGTGATTGAGGGTGGTGATCTGGGGTACTGCGAGATATTCGATTTCAAGTGCGCCTCAAGCAGAACCTGCGATGCCTGGATTGTTGAGGATGCTGGGGAAGTGGACACTGAATTGAAATGAACCCCCCTATTGTCATCAGCACCGTCCACGGTAGGGGTTTACCCGTGTTACTTGAGAGCATCAAGCAGTACGCGCCTGATGTCCAGGTGTATCTCAAGGGGCCAGAGCGAGTGATCAGCGGCTACGGCTGCACACTGGTGTTTGGTGAGGCCATTAACTTTGGTGATGACTACAACGCAGTGATCAGCAGGGCATTGAGTGACGGGCATGGTGCAGTGGTAATTGCCAATGACGATATTGTGCTGACGCCCAGCAGCTACCGGATGCTGTTGGATGATGTGGAAATATGCAAGGAGCTGAACCAGAACCCTGGCCTGGTGGCGTCCAGGTCCGATGCCGTGAGGCCATTGCAGAATATTCGGTGGAACAACGGGGAGGAGCTGAACAATATGCAGTTCAGCCATGAGTCATTTGTCAGGCCAATATCTGTGGTGAGTCCAATATTTGCCTGGATGAGTGCAGAGGCATTTGAGGATTGCCAGTTCCCGCCAATCAATTACTTCAGCGATGATGTCATCTGCGCTGACCTTGAAAAGAAGAGTTACAGGCATTTTCTGAGTGCCAGCTATGTGCATCACATTGGCAGCAGCACCATAGGCCGAGATGCATATGCGTTGACGTTGGCGGCTAAACCTTGGATTGAGCAGAATCGTCCAAACTACGCGAAAGAATGGTTTTGAAATGGAAACTTTGAACACCGACACCCAGGCCATTGAGGTCATGGACCTGGACGAATTGCAGGGCATCATCAGCATGGAGCTGACGGATGCAGTCAGCTACATTGACACCGACCTGAGCCCCATCCGAGCCAAGGGCACCGAGTACTACAGGGGTGACCTGTTCGGCTCCGAGGAAGATGGGCGCAGCCAGGTGGTGGCGATGGAGGTGCGCGACACCGTATCAGCCATGATGCCCAGCCTGATGCGGATATTCTTCAGCAGCGAGAACACGGTTGAGTTTGTGCCTACGGGTCCAGAGGACGTTGCCAACGCGCAGCAGGCCACCGACTACTGCAACTTTATCTTCAACAGCGACAACAACGGTTTCCTGACCACCTACGCCACTTTTAAGGATTCACTGGTGCGGAAGTGCGGGATCATGAAGTGCTGGTGGGAGGAGGATGAGACTGTTCGGATTGAGGAGTACTCTGGCCTCGATGACCAAACGCTGCAGATACTCATGCAAGAGCAGACTGATGTGATGGTGATGAACACCTACCCCGACCAGGCGATGGGCCAACTGCATGATGTGCAGATCAAGCGGAAGATCAAGGGTGGTCGGGTGCGGATTATGTCGGTGCCGCCCGAGGAATTGCTGCTCGACCGTAGGGCCAGGTCATTTGATGATTCAGCCATCATTGCCCACCGCCAGATGGCGACTGTGGCTCAGTTGATTGAGCTGGGCTACGAAGAGGACGAGGTGATGGAGAACATCACCAGCACCGACTTAGACACTAACCAAGAGTATTTAGCGCGTCAACCGAGAACAGCATTCGGCACGAATGTTGAGAGCGCTAACCCTATGATGCAACGAGTGCTGTACGTTGAGGCGTACCTGCGGGTGGACTACGACAAGGACGGGATTCCTGAGTTGCGGAAGGTCTGCTGCATTGGCAGCGGCTACAAGATTCTGCGGAACCTGCCAGCAAGCTACATTCCCTTCCTAGACTTCCCCTGTGACCCCGAGCCTCACACAAGCCCACTGGAGGCAATGTCGATATTTGACATTACCCACGACCTGCAAGAGATCAAGAGCGAGATTCTCAGGAACACGCTGGACAGCCTGGCGCAAAGCATTCACCCAAGGACTGCCATTGTGGAGGGCCAGGTCAACATTGACGATGTGCTGAACAACGAGACAGGGGCCATCATCAGGATGAGGGCACCCGGCATGGTGCAGCCGTTCAGTACACCATTTGTGGGCCAAGCCGCATTCCCGATGTTGGACTACATTGACCAGATTCGTGAGGACCGCACTGGCATGAGCAAGGCGGCGATGGGCTTGAATGCTGATGCCCTGCAGTCCAGCACCAAGGCGGCGGTGGCAGCGACTATCTCAGCCAGCCAGGGCCGCATTGAGTTGATCTCTAGGCTGATGGCAGAGGGCATGAAGAAGCTGTTCAAGAGCATTTTGTTTTTGGTGACCACCCACCAGGACAAGGCTCGCATGGTGCGCTTGCGGAATGAGTTTGTGCAGATCGACCCCCGAGCCTGGGACGCTGCGATGGACTGCTCCATCAACATTGGCCTAGGCAACGGCGACACCAACGAGCGCATTGCGGCTCTGATGCAGATTGCAGCCAAGCAACAGGAGGCCATCACCCAACTGGGACCAGTAAATCCCTTGGTGACACCAGCCCAGTTCAGCAGCACCTTGCGGAAGATTGTGGAGTTAAGCGGTTTTAAAGACCCCAGCCAATTCTTCAACCAGATACCCGCCGACTACCAGCCGCCACAGCCACCAGCACCCAAGCCAACCCCAGAGGAAGTGCTGGCGCAAGTGCAGGCGCAGAGCATCCAAGCCGACATCCAAAAGAAAGCAGCAGAGCTTGAGTTAAGCCGCCAGAAGATGATGATGGACGATGACTTCGCACGGGACAAGATGTACCAGGAGATGGCTCTTAAGAAGTACGAGCTGGAGCTGAAGTACAACACGCAGATCAACACGGCAGAAATCACGGCAGCGCAGAATGTTGACCGTGAAATGATCAAACAACAAATGCAACAGATGCAACAACAACGTGGACCCTTTCAATGACTGAAGAAGACGTTATCCGCAAAGGCAACAAGTCAGAGCTACTGCTCCAAGACGAGGTTTTTACCAATGCTTTGCAGCAGCTCCAGGATATGCAGATTTACAAATGGAAGACAAGCCTTCCTGATGAATCTGCAAAGCGTGAACAGGCTTGGCTGATGATTCAAGTCATCGACAACCTGCGAACTGAGTTGAAAAAGATGGTGGATAACGGCTGGATTGAGCGCAAGAAAATTGAGCGTTCAAAGAAATAATTGAAAGGGGTCTAACATGGATAATTTAAATGTTGCCAATGCGGCAAGTGCTATCAACGCGATGTTGCCATCGGAAGATGGGGACCAGCAGGACGTTGAGATGCAGGATGAGTTGACGCAAGTTGACTCAGCGGCTCCAGAGGAGGAATTGCAAGACTCCGATGGGGAACAGTCTGATGAGGTTGAGGCCGAGGAGGAGGAGGACAAGCCACCCGTGTTCACCGTCAAAGTTGACGGCAAGAATGTTGAGGTCACGCTTGAAGAACTTCAAAAAGGCTACAGCCGAGAAGCAGACTACACCCGCAAGACTCAGCAAGTGTCCGAGGAGCGCAGGGCGTTCCAGGCAGAGGCTGAACTTGTGCGGACGGAGCGCCAACAGTATTCCCAGTTGCTGGGTTCACTCCAGGCGCAACTTCAGCAAAACGCTGCACCACAGATCGATATGGATCGTCTTTACAACGAAGACCCAATTGAGTGGGTGCGGCAAAAGGAACTTGCAAGAGATGCCGAGAAAGTACACGCAGCTATTCAGTCTGAGCAGCAGCGCCTTTCGCATATCCAGGCGCAAGAGCAATATCAGTCTATGCAGGCACACCTTGCACAACAACAAGATGCCATGCTCAAAGCCATTCCCGAGTGGGCTAACCCCGACAAGGCCAAGGCTGAAAAGACGTTGCTGATTGAGTGGGGGCAGAAGCTAGGCTTTTCCTCCGATGAGCTGAAGAATATTTTTGACCACCGGGCTGTCGTTGCGCTGCGTAAGGCTGCGCTGTACGACCAGATGATGACCAAGAGGGGCAACATCAGGCCAGCGGTCAACAATGGGCCTAAACCCGCCAAGCCAGGTGCAGCGGGGCGAATGGACAACACAACGGATTCAAGAAGGTCGCAACAAAGACTTGCTAAAACTGGTCGCGTCAACGATGCGGCTTCCGCAATTGAACATCTTTTGAGGTAATCAAAATGGCTATCGTAACTAACACCTTCACGACTTACTCTGCAAAGGGTATTCGGGAGAATCTTGCAAATATTATTTACAACATCTCACCAGAGGAGACACCGTTCCAATCCAACATTGGAAAAGACAGTGTGCAAAACACGCTGTACGAGTGGCAAACCGATTCACTCCAGGCTGCTGCTACCAACGCGCAAATTGAGGGTGATGACATCACCAGCTACGACCCTGTGACCGCAACGGTGCGGATGCAGAACTACTGCCAGATCAGCCGCAAAACTGTGGTGCTGTCAGCCACCGAGGAAGTTGTCAACAAGGCTGGACGTAAGTCTGAGCTGGCCTATCAATTGGCAAAGAAGGGCGCTGAGTTGAAGCGTGATATGGAATTGGTGATGGTCCAAAGCCAAGTTGCAAGTGCAGGTAGCAGCAGTGCTGCCCGTACTAGCGGCTCTGTCTTGGCCTTCATCAAGACCAACACTGATGTTGGAACATCTGGAGTTGACCCATCCTACACAACGCTGCCAAACAGCTTGCGTACCGATGGCACTGTTCGGACCTTCACTGAAACCATTCTCAAAAATGTGATTCAAAAGACCTGGACCTCTGGCGGTACACCGAAAATCCTGATGACGGGTCCGGTGAACAAGCAGCGCGTAAGCGGATTTGCAGGCATTGCTGCAACCCGCTACAACATTGAAGGTGGCGCTAAACCCGCCACTATCGTTGGCGCGGCTGATGTCTACGTCAGCGACTTTGGCAATGTGACTGTGGTGGCGAACAGGTTCCAGCGTGAGCGTGATGCTCTGGTGCTGGACCCCGAGTACGCATCAGTTGCGTATCTGCGCCCATTCCAGCAGATTGAGCTGGCGAAGACGGGTGACGCTGAGAAGCGTTTGTTGATTGTTGAGTATGGCCTCAAGATCACCAGTGAGAATGCTCACGGTCTTGCTGCTGATTTGATAACGTCCTAAAAGGAGGGGTGGGCCAGGGCAACCTGGTCCACCTTCAGAAGATGGAAACACGAATCTTTGACAGAAACGATGCCACTGGCATCACCAGGCTCTGGCACTATGACCCAGAGACTGACCAGGCGACTATTGAGACTCAGCAGGATGTCAGCAATGTGGTGGAGGAGAACAAGGACCAGTTCAACGCCACTGACAACAAGGCCAACTGGGCAGGCGAGTGGCACAAGGTGGCAAGCATTCCACTGAACATTTACTACGAATTGCAGGCCAGCGGCAAGATCACAGATCAGGCGTACATGAAACGCTGGCTTAATGACCCCGACAACAGATTCTTCAGAACAAGGCCAGGACAAGTATGACAATCATTGCGGTTTGCACCCCTGCGCGGGACATGGTTCACACCCAGTACGCCTATTGCCTGGTGAACATGGTGGCCTATCACGCCTGCAACACCGATGATCGCATCGACCTTAAAATCATGCAGGGTACGCTGATACAGAATCAACGGGCAGAGCTGGCGCTGGATGCCATGCGAGGTGGCTGCACCCACATCCTGTTCATTGACTCAGACATGACCTTCCCCCAGGACATGATTCAGCGGCTGCTGGCGCATGACCTTGACATTGTGGCAACCAACTGCGCCAGGCGCAGGATGCCAACAGGCCCAACTGCCAAGATTGGCAACAGGCTGATCTACAGCACCCTGGAGGACCACGGGTTGCAGGAGGTAGACACCATTGGCATGGGGGTGATGCTGATCAAGGCAGACGTATTCCGCAAGATGTCCGAGCCTTGGTTTGAGACTCCCTGGCGCAATGACAAGCGCGGCTATGTCGGGGAGGATGTCTTCTTCTGTTTGAAGGCCAAGGAAATTGGGTATAAAATCCACATCGACCACGATGTCTCCCGAGAGATAGGCCACATTGGCACCTTTGAATTTCGGCACGAGCATACATGGGTGGTCAAGGATTTGCAGGACAAGGAGGCGTAAATGGCTCTCACGACCTACACCGGGCTAAAAGCATCAGTTGCGGATTGGCTCAATCGCTCTGATCTCACTGCAGCAATACCTGACTTCATCAGTCTTGCAGAGGCTCAGATGGAGCGCGTCCTACGCACCAGGCAGATGATTGTTCGCTCCAATGCATCCTTCAATGTGGAGTTTGGGGCAACGCCAAGCGACTTCCTGGAGGTCAGGACATTCAAACTATCAGGTACCAACCCGCCCACCCCATTGTCTTTCCTGACCATTGACGAAATGGACCAGGAGTCCACCAGGCTCAGTTCCAGTGGCAGGCCAAGATTCTTCACTGTGGTGGGAGGCCAATTTAGGCTGGCTCCGACACCCGACACTAACTACGCAACCGAGTTGACCTACTACTCAAAGTTGAGCAAGTTGTCTAGCTCTGTCGCTACCAACTTCATCCTGGAATCTAGCCCAGACGCATATCTCTATGGCAGTTTGCTGCAGGCCGCACCCTACCTCCAGGACGACAACCGAATCCCTGTCTGGGCTGGGCTGTACGAACGCTCCTTGACTGACTTGCAGGCGGCTGATGACCGTGCATCAACCTCTGGCGGCAAACTGTTGACTCGCGCAAGAACTTTGGGGTAAGCAATGATTGTGACTACAACAAAAGGCGAGATGGATGACTCCTTGCTGGACAAGCGCGAGGGGTCTGTGGACACCAGCAATGAATCAACCAACTGGGTTGAGTATTGGCATGAGGGCGAGTTGGTGCATCGTTCTGTCAACATGGTTTTGAAACGCTCCGTTTTTGCCCAAGGCGAAACGCAACAAATTTAAGGAGAACTATCATCGCTAACACTCAAGCAATGTGTACCAGCTTCAAGGGTGAGCTGCTGGTGGGACACCACAACTTTGGTACTGGCGTAACCCGAGGTTCAACCGCTGCCGACACCTTTAAGGCTGCGCTGTACCTGGCCTCGGCAACTGTCAACGCAAGCACCACAGCCTACAGCGCCACCAACGAGGTGTCAGGCACTGGCTACACGGCAGGCGGCGTCACTGTGACCTTTGGCACTGCGCCAAGCACCAGCGGTACAACTGCCTTTGTCACGCCAAGCGCCAGCATTACCTACACGACTGTGACGTTGTCCACGGCATTTGATGCGGTCCTGATCTACAACAGCACCCAGAGCAACAAGGCAGTCAGCGTCCACACCTTTGGCAGCCAGACAGTGACTGCCGGGACATTCACGCTGACCATGCCAACTAATGATGCAAGCACTGGCCTGATCAGGCTGGCGTAAGCAAGGGGGCAGCATGGCTGCTTATGGGTCAGGCTATTACGGGCTTGGTGTCTATGGCATCGGCAATGTTGTCATCAGCGGCAACACGGCAACTGGTGCGGTTGGTACGCTGCTGGCTGACAGGTCCATCCAGGAGGATGGGACGATTGCCACAGGGAATGTTGGCACAGTAACGCTGACATTGTCTGTTGGCATCACAGGCAACCAGGCTACAGGTGCGGTTGGCACAGTAGCGCCATCAGCAGCCAAGGCTGTGACAGGCAATGCGGCAACCCTGGCGGTTGGCAGTGTTGATCACAGCAAGGCGGTTGACGTTAACGGCAACCAGGCTGCTGGTGCGGTGGATTCTGTTGGTGTTGGTGTGAGCAAGGCTTTGACAGGCAATGCGGCAACGGGTGCTGTGCAGACGATGCCATCTCAGGTCATCACGTTCCAGGCCATCACGGGTAACGGGGCAACGGGAAGTGTTGGCAGTGTTGGTCACAGCAAGACGATTGAGATTAGCGGGAATGCAGCCACTGGTTCGGTGGGCATCATCTTTGGATTTGGCTGGGGTGCTATCCCCAACACGGCAGAGAGTTACACGGCAATTAGCGATACTGCAGAAACTTGGACTGCAATTGGTAACACGGCAGAAACGTACACCGCAATTAGCAACACGGCAGAGACCTGGACTGCAATAGTAGATAATTCTGAAACTTGGACACCTGTTTAGGAGCTAAAAAATGGCAGATACCACGACAACCAACCTATTGCTGACTAAGCCCGAGGTTGGAGCCAGTACCGACACTTGGGGTACAAAAATAAATACGGATTTGGGGTTGGTTGACTCAGTGTTTGATGCGGCTGGCACAGGCACCAGCGTTGGCCTCAATGTCGGCTCTGGCAAGACTCTGGCAGTCACCGGGACGCTGACCAGCACAGGCACCACCAACCTGACATCACCAGCAGTCACCACGGGACTCACCACGCCATCCACCACCTTTGCCCTGGTCAACACCACAGCAACCACCGTCAACCTGGCTGGTGCAGCCACAGCTCTAAATGTTGGTGCAGCTACAGGCACTATGACTGTTGCTAATACAACCCTGGCGGCGAAGGCCATCACTGCCAGCACAACCCTTGGTGTAACAGGCGATACAAGCCTTGCAACCACTCCAGTTTTATACAGCGGTGATGGTTCTGTTTCCAGTGGTCGATTGCTTGGTCGATATTCTTATCGTACCGCCACTCCTACAACTGCATACTATTACGATTTAAACAATACAAACACAATAACTTCAGGCGATTCTCTTGCTGCTAACAAACTAGCAACCTTAATTGACTCGACTATTACAAACGCAAATGCGTTAACAGCATTTGGGACAAGCTATGGCGGTAAAGCTGCGGGGTTGTCTTTTGTTTCTGGCACAGCCTCTGATATTACATTGGCGTCTGTAGGTTCTGCTCCACTGTTAAATGCTGACATCAACGCAGTTGTTGTTGGGTACACATCAGTCGGGCCGAGGATTGCGATTCAAAACTATGCCTTAAATGACGATACCGCAAACGCTATATCCTATATTGGTGCTGTACATCGTTGGTATCCTGCTGGCACTGAGGTTGCAAAAATATCTTCCACCGGCCTAGCAGTCACCGGGACGCTGAGTGCTACGGGC